TTTTGCTTCAGAATACATATCAGGTTCTTCACCTGTATCTATATCTATCTTGCGGTAAAAACCAATGGCTTGAAGTTTTCTTACTTCGTTCTCTGGCATTTTAACCACGTTAGTAATTCTAGGACAAGACTCTAAATCAGTAGTGTAGTAAGGCACGATTAAATCTTCAGGTGCAACAAACTTAGATACAGCTCTACCTAAGGTTTCATCGTAGTAAACTTTCTTAAATGCAGAACCTGCAAGTGGTAAGTAAAAGAGCATCTGATCTAACTCTTCATCAAACTCTTCCATCACATGAACGATTTGATAGTTCATGAAGTCTTTGACTCTTTGTGCTTGTTCCTCTACCGCAGTATCGTAAGCACCAATAACTTGTGTTTTAACGGGTCCACCAGAAGGTAATAATTCTTTGTATGCTTGTGCTTGGAAGGTTGTGACTGCTTCACCTAATAACGGATGAATAACTCCAGATGCACCTTCAAAAGGCTCAGACCTTTCATCGTCAAACTTCATGCCTAAGTATTTCAAACCATCAGTATAAGTTCTTTCCCAATCTTCACGTGATGATTTGTCTCTATCAATGCCGTCTACTAGCTCATTAGCTATTCTTCCGAGATCTGAATCGGTCATTATTTCAGCTAAATTTTCGTTGAACCCTGTTTCCATAGGTTCTTGCATATCAGCTTCTAAAATTGCACTGCCATCATCTTGCAATACAAAGTCTTCCATACCAGCTTCTTCAATCGCAGCTAATGCTACTTCCATTCCCTCATCGCCTAAAGGCACTTGATTTTCTTCGTTGAGAACTGTTGGATTAATTTCTTTATCTATCGCCATTAGTAATATACCCTTCTAATTGGTGCTTTCTCCTCGTCCATATAATCATCATCCAGAGAAACTAAGCCACCCTCTCTAAATCTCATGAGGGCTTGAGTCATAGTATCACATAAATCGTCATTTTTACCAAAAGGAAAAGAGGCACACTCTTCAATCATTTCTTCGGCAAACTTACGCTCTGGTGCATAAACCAAATTAGATTCAAAGATAGGTGCAACCGAGTGCATCCTGGTTGATTTATCGTGTCCTCTAGTCGGTGAGTAGTTCACTACAGGTATGCCTAATCTTCTAAGTTCGTGAGTCAAAGGTGTACCAGAGGCTTTTGCTTCAATCAGCGTCATGTCTGGTTCCCAGTATTTGTATTCGTTATAGGCTATACGTTTGAGTTCAGGAAAGTCCCATCTGCCTTTTTGTGCATCGAGCAGAATAATACAATCAGGTGAATCAGGGGTTGGTCTAAAAATACCCCATGTAGATATAGCTGAGTAATCAGCGTTTTCTTTTTTAGAAAAAGCCGTATCGTAGCTTTGTATGATATAGCTTACTGGTGGCATAGATTCACTGTCCCAAATGTTCCACCACTCACGTTTGATAATAGATCCTTCTTCAGAAGTAGGAGTCTGCATCCACTGTGCGTTCCATTTTTGCACAGGTAGTGAGGCTTTGACTTTCTCTAATTCAGATAGTTCCCAGAACTCAGGCCATAAAGCATTGTTGGTTTCAGGAAAGATAGCAGGAAACTCTACAACGTCCCATTGATCAGCATTATCTTCTTTTTGTGCATCAAGCAGTTTTGCTGTTAGATCAATAGAAGACCAGCGTGTCATCACTAGAATGATGGCTCCACCAGGTTGCAAACGCTGTCTAGGTCCAGAGGTGTACCATTCCCAACAAGATTCTAAAGCACTAGGACTCATAGCGTCTTGTTCTGAGTGTGGATCATCAATAATCAGCAAATCCGCACCACGACCTGTGATGGCACCACCTACACCAGCAGCGAAATATTCGCCTCCTTTGTTTGTTTCCCAACGACCAGCAGATTTAGAATCAGCTTGGAGTTCTACTTCGTTAAAGATACGCTTGTATCTGTCGGTATCCATCATGTTTCTAACCTTACGACCAAACCTTACGGCTAGTTCGCCTGTGTGAGTGGTCTGCATAATTTTACGATTCGGTTGTTTACCCATGATCCAAGCAGGAAAATAGGTAGAACAGAACTCAGATTTGGTGTGTCTAGGGGGCATATTGACGATTAAACGGTTAATTTTGCCGTTTGCTACGTCTTCAAGCTTCTTTGCAAATATCTTGTGATGTCGACCACAAATGAACTCTGGCCACATATAATTGATGTATTCTAGGAAACTTTTTTGGCATTTTGACTGTTTTTCAAGGGTTTGGAGGCGTTCTTTGAGAACCAGAGTCTCTTTTATCTCCTGATCCGATAAGTGTGCTAGGTTCATAACTCAGCTAACATCCTGTCTATTTCTACAGGTCCACCTAGTTTGAAAGCATCAATACCTTTATCTTTGATAGCTTCTTTTAATTCATCAGTAAATTTAAGGTAAGTTCCATCGTATTCGGTATCTGTACCTTCTACTTTAGAAATCATACCCTTTTGATTAGCTCTGTTTGGTATAAGTTCGTCTAGTATCTTTTGTATTTCTTTCTCACCGCTTGTGTATTGTTGTACGATTCTCTCTGGACTACCCTCAGTTTGTGCTTGTTTATTACCTATATGCACCCCTTGTCTGCCTTTACGGTAAGCATCTAGAACTCTGGCTCTTACAGGTAGCTTCATATACTTAGAATTACCGCCATCAAAGTATGGATCTATCTTCATACCAAAGTCTTTAGCGTTGACACTGACAGCTTTCTTCAAAGCTTTTACTCCGTCAGCTAATTCAAGCATAGTGCCTCCTTCTCCAGCTATATCATCAAAGTAAGCTTTAGCTAGATCTGCTGGATTATTTGGTACGTCATAGTATTTTAGTCCTCCAGAACCATCTGGTGTATAAAATATTTCTTCTGTAGTTTTGTCTAAAGATTCAGAAAAAGGTCTGCCTGTAATACGCTCTACATCTCTAGGTGTTATATCTAGCTTATCTATACCAAAACGCAAGACATCTTCGTTTAGTGCGTCTGATATTTTATCTATATCTACAGGAACACCATCAGCAAGGGCTTTGTTTACTAAGTCTACTTGTTTGTTGTAGTCCTTGAGCTTTCCTAGAATTACTTTTTGCTGTGCTGGATCTACGAAACCACCTCTTGAGGCAGGTGATTTACCTAGTATTTTTTTCTTTATTTTTTCAATACCTTGACGTCTTTTATAAACCTCTTTAAGAACTGCACTTGTTTCTGCATTGTCAGGTATTATTTTTTCAATATCAGGCATCCTGGCGTAGAAATTTTTGGGAGTTAATGAAGCGTTGTTAAGAAACATATCATCTGCAAAATTTGTAAATGATAGTGGTCCATCAAATTCTACACCCCCTTTCAATGCATATTCTTGAAGTTCTGTGCTTGGCGTAAAAAACTTACCTGGTATTCTGTTTACTAAATCGGTGTCAGTAAATACTTTGAAAAGATCATCACCTAAGAACTTCTTAACTTTGTCCATATCGCCTTTGACAAAAGCATCAACGAAATTAGCATCAAGGTTTCTTCCAAAAGCACCTGCTTGAGTGCTTGAACCACCAAGTAATACTTTCATTTCTTGTGCATAACTATTACGTGCGTTATTGATATTACGCAGCTGTAAAGCATCTATATTGCCAATAACATCCTTAGTATCGCGAAAATCACGTATTTGTTTAGGAAGATACGTATCAGCGACTTCTCCTTGGAAGTCTGATTGAACTCTGAAGATACTGTCTATTTGGTCGCCTTCTTTAATATCTAGCTCATCAAAAACTTTTTGTATCTTTTTACCCTTATCTATATATTCTGAGCTATCATCAAAACCGTAAGCAAGTGTGTATCTACCTCTTGGATCGGTAGTACCAACACCATCAAATACATAGGCCTTGTTGCCTTCGGCACCGTCAGGATACTTTAGTCCACTGTAATGGTCTGATTTACCTCTGTATTCGCCTGATCCACGAACAAAATACACAGCTTGATTTTGTGTTCTTTGTAAATCTGTATTAGCAAATCTAGTATCAGGTGATTGTAGGTTTGCTTCTGGAACTCCACGCATTTGAATAGCATCTCTTTGAGATCTATCCATGTAATCGTCTAAAAATTCACGGGATACGGTTTTACGCCCTGCGGTTTCATTCAAGAACTTAGGATTTATTTCATTAGCTTCGTCTAGGATTCTTAGTAATCTGAGTTCTCCTTTGGGTATACCAGCGTTAAGTAAACGCTTGACCCACTCTTCAGGGGCTAATTCTTGTACTTTTTTACCTGGAGATTGTGGATGTAAACCATTGACCCACTTTCTAGCCTTAGATCCAAGCTTTATTTCTGGTTGAGTTGTCTGGTAAGAAATCTCTTCAATACCTTTAGGTTGGAAAGGTTGTACTTCAGGAAGCTCAGGTTCTACTTTCTTAGGTGGTGAGAGCTGCAACGGCTCCTCAATAGGGGGTTTGTCAGGGGTTGTGGGAGCGTCTACAGTTTTTGACGCAGACTTCGTTACACCTCTAGCACCTCTAAGAAATCTAAATAATGGTATTAAACTTATGCCGGATAGAGCAGAAAGACCAATATTGCCTGCTCCACCGAGAATATCGCCTTCAGCTATGTTGGTTTTAGCCCTAGCACCAAACTCTCCTACCTCATAGGCTGCAAGAGCATCACCAACACCCGGTGATATGCTAACGGCTATCTGGTCTACGACAGGTAAGTCTTCAAAAGTACGGTAGGCTTCACGAATGTTGCCCTCAGCTATCTTGCTGCTTAGGTCTGAAAGTATCTCTTTTCTTTCA